ATCTGCTCCCGCTTCAATCAACAGTCTTACAACTCCTTCATCTTTTTGAAGATGAAGAGGAGTATTGTTAAAATAGTTTCTCGCGTTCACATCCGCTCCTGCTTCAATCAACAGTCTCACAGATCCTTCATCGGTTTGAAGGTGAAGAGGAGTAATGTTATAGTTGTTTCTCGAGTTCACGTCTGCTCCCGCTCCAATCAACAGTCTTACAGATCCTTCGTCGGTTTGAAGATGAAGAGGAGTGTTGTTATAATTGTCTCTCGCGTTCACGTCCTCTCCCGACTCGATTAGAGATTTCATGTCTGATTCATTTATCGATTGAAAAAGAGACATGAACGTAGGTGGTAATAGTTATCGATTGAGTTAAAATAACTGGGTGTAACAACAGATGAACTTATATCTAGTAAATCACTTTTTCATCAAAAGGCTTAAAAGAAAATTGTAATATATAAGTCTTACTAAAGATGTCGTCTCACTCGTCTCATAGTCACTCGTCCCCTCTTACTGGAGGTGAAGTCGATAGTATTGTCCTCAATACTATCCGTAACAACAAGTTCTCTTCTGTGGTGTTTGTCGGGTTTATTACTAATATTCCTGATGATAAGGTTCAACAATCTGTTGACCGACTGGTACAGAGTCGAAAGATCTATCTGTCGGTAGGAGGATATCCTAAGAGATACTCCTCGTCGGATGAGCTCAAGTCTAAGAGTCAGCCGATTGTAGAATACCAAGAGAACATGTATCAAGCTCCTATCCTCCCTGAAGGAACCGTTATTCACAATTAATTTTAATAACTTATATATGTTATTAAAATGTTACCAACTCAATTTATCTTACCCAGATCGAGTCCATAATCCGTTTATGATCCACCTTTCTACCGATACCTCCTCCGTTACCATCCTCCTCTCCACAGTACCATTTATTGAACTCGAAAGTACGAGTGAGTTTGTATAACTTTAACCACTTACAGTTACGAATGAATCTAGTAATCTTCTCGCTTGCCATAGTCTCAACAACCTTTTTTACAAGTGAATTGTATCGAAGAGGAGTGTTGTTATAATCATCTTTTGCAGTCACGTCTGCTCCCGCTTCAATCAACAGTCTTACAGACCCTTCATCTTTTTGAAAATGAAGAGGAGTGCTGTTAAAATCGTTTCTCGCGTTCACATCTATTCCCGCTTCAATCAACAGTCTTACAGCTCCTTCATCTTTTTGAAAATGAAGAGGAGTGCTGTTAAAATCGTTTCTCGCGTTCACATCTATTCCCGCTTCAATCAATAATCTTACAGACCCTTCATCGATTTGAAAGTGAAGGGGAGTTTCGTTAAAATCGTTTCTCGCGTTCACATCTACTCCTGCTTTAATTAATAATCTTACAACTCCTTCATCTGTTTGATAGTATAGAGGAGTACTGTTATAAATGTCTCTCGCGTTCACGTCCGCTCCTGCTTCAATCAACAGTCTTACAACTCCTTCATCGGATTGACGGTGAAGAGGAGCGTAGTTATAATTATCTCTAGCGTTCACGTTTGCTCCCGCTTCAATTAGAGCTTTCACTTCTGACTCAGTCATCTGGTTGAAAAGAGACATGATTGTAATTTAATTTGTAACCTTTGGTGATTTTAAATACCGATAAGTATTTAAAATCAATTTCTCTTTACATCCTTTCATTTTTTTATACAGCAAAAGCATCATTTCATTCGTCCGCCTACGGCGTCCATAATCCGTTTATGATCTACCTTTCTTCCAGTTCCACCCCCGTTACCATCCTCCTCCCCGCAGTACCATTTATTGAAAGCAAATGTTCGGGTGAGTTTATACAACCGCAACCACTTACAGTTACGGATGAATCGAGTAATCTTAATAGCGGATCTATCCCTTACAACTTTATTTACATGTATATTATTTCTAAAAGGACATTCCTCTCGTGAATTAAGCCTAAAAACGTTAGCTCCAGAATCAATTAGAAAATTAATAATATCCGTATTATCCTGATACGTAATAGGGGTTTCGTCATCAAAAGCTACCGAATTTACATCTGCTCCTGTATTGATTAACAGTTTTATCGAATCAATATCTTTCTGCATATGAATAGGTTGTCTACGATAGATATCTCTTTGGTGTATATTGGCTCCTGCCTCGATTAAAATCTTTACAGACTCTGCCGGTTTTTCATATAGTAGAGAATTAAAATCCCATGTATCTTTTGCATTAACATCAGCCCCAGCGTCAATCAATGCTTTTACACATTTATCATCAGTTTGTATGTGAAGGGGGGTGACTGAGAAGTGATCTTTAGCGTTTACATCTGCTCCAGCAGCAATCAATGCTTTTATCGACTTTTCACTTTGAGGTATGTGAAGAATACTGTTTCCACAATATCCTCGTTCGTTTAGATTAGATCCGTTAGAAATAAGTTCGATTATATCCTGATCATCCGCCACTACTTTACCATTATTTTTGTTGATGATATCAACAATAGTTATCATCTTATTTTACAGTTTGATGTCCGAATTCCAAAGATAAATCGTTTTTGTTTATTTTTTACTTATTTACACTGTTTTACTTATTTAATAGGCAAATATAAAGATAAAATGGAATCATCCGACGATAAGGTTTCTCTCCATTCCTATAAAACATATCCAGATAAGGTAAAGATTTTAAAAGACTACGAAGTGTTAGTCCTGTCAGGGGGAGGAACTAAAGGGGTTATCACTCTTGGGATGCTACATCGTCTATCGGAAAATAACCTATCAAATATAAAATCTTTCGTTGGTACCTCAATCGGGTCTGTTATCTGCTTTTTAATGATTATAGGATTAACCCCTGTCGAAATACTCTCTTACATATGCACAAAAAACATATGTATGGACACCAAACTAAATATACTACAACTTCTATCAAAGGGAGGTATGATGTCGTTTGATACATTCTTTGATGAGATACAAAGAACAACAGAAGAGAGACTAGGATTTATTCCAACAATGTTTGAACTATATGAACAGTTTAACAAAGAGTTTGTATGTGTTACTCATAATCTAACAACTAATAAAACAGTGTATATAGATCATATATCACACCCCAATCTTTCATGTATTGAAGCCCTTAAGATGTCGTGTAACATTCCTCTTATTTTCGAGAAGTATATGTATGATAAATGCTTTTATGTTGACGGAGCTGTATCTGATAATTTTGCAATTGAATACACTTCAAATCGGTATTATGATAAAAAGATTTTGGGATTATATATTGAAACACATTCATCCCTAAGAGAGAATAATCAAGATATAATGGTGTATATAAAGTCGTTGTTAACTGTTTCATTTAGAATGAACTGTTCTATATCAAAAGAGTTTAAATCTCAAAACATAAATACTATTATGGCCACTGTATCTGATAATTACCCTGAATGGAATTTTAATCTCTCTGACAATTCAAAACGATTTGATCTTTTCTCTATAGGATATAAACTTATCGATGAGATCGAGGGAATCTCCAGTATAGAAGAGTTGAATAAGATTATAACGAAACTCAAGACTGATTAGTTAGCATTTTTACATTTCAGAATCCCAGCTTTTTTCATACTGGATACAATCTGATTACAATTTTTTATTGTATCGAATAACGCGCAGTCGATATTCAATACAAAGTTGTTATATTCTGTCTTTAGTCCGATAAGTAGTTCTACACTTTCATGTTTGAATTTTTGTAGTTTGTCATACTCGTTTTCTAAATTCTTTAGTTTGAAAGACTTATTTTCGGTTGATAGTATAGAGATCGATCTGTTATCATCATTTACCTTTTTTATACGAGACATCAATTCTTTCTCTTGTCTTCTGATATTTAAAACCACATCAGTCAATTTCTTTATAGATTTCTGATACTGAGCCTTCTTTATCTGTTTCTCGATAAGAGGATTAGTTATAGCCTGGATCTGTTTTATGCGAGACACAACAACTGTAGTCTGTTTATCGTGAGCTTTTTCAAGTATAGTATGAAGATTTCTGGTAACCATAACAACATCCGTGTGTATATTGTCGGATGCATCGAAAAATGTTTCAATATCCACCATTATATACAACTCTTTATCTTCGTCTGGGCTAGGGTTGGATTTTTTTACAACGAAACAGTCAACTGTATTAGATCTTGTGATACAACACACAGATGAATCTGTTATTAGACTCAGTTTGTATTTTATATTGTTGGTACAAAATCTAAGTCTTTCTAGCTGTGTTTTATAAACGATTATATTATCTTTTAGTACATCTGTTTTTTCTGTTTCTATATCTATAGCCTGATACTGTTCCATTAATCTATCAGCCTCTGTAGGATCTAAGTACTTATCGTCTTCTAACCCACTGGCGGGAATCTCATTGTACACATTGGAGGTTGATCGTGTGACAGTTACGGTTTCTGTATCGGTAAAAGCCACAAGCTCGATTGTATCCGAACAAGAGATAGAATATTTTGAGGGGACAGATATCAGTAACTTCTCCCCTGTATTTTCATCTATCACAAGAATAAACATATCTTTCCCTGTACTGTATTTTTTTATCATTCTGAAACCTTTTTTAACAATGTAAGCTGAGAGATTATCAAATTCCGTTGAACTCATCGTATTATTTATAATCTATATTTGATTTAGATTATAAATAAGTAAAAATTATTATTGTATTGTACAGCAATTATTAATTTTAACCGATTGTTTATCAAGTGTTTCGGTTCTTTTTTGTGTGATATATCTCAGGGGATAGTACCGACTAAAAGCATACGAATCAGTTACCATTTGATTATGTAAAAATGTTGCTCTGATAGTAGTCCCTTCCTGGTTGATTCTAAGTCCCTGACATAAATGTGTTGTGAAATATTCCCAATTATGATCGATAATTTCCTGTTCTACAAGATTGGGTTGAACTGTAACTGTATATTCACCCCTTATCATAGCCATGGTAAGAGCATCCCATATACAGTCTGTGTAGGTGATAAGAATCTCGGTGTTTGACATTAGATATATGATTAAAGATATTATTTAGATTAATCATATTTTTAGTCTTATTGATTCAAATATCGTACAGATTAAAGTTAAAATAATTTATAACTAATTATAAGTTAATTAGTTATAGGGAATAATCTAAATATGGGTGATAAAATAGACAATCTTCCTATCGATTCAACGTCTTCATCTCCCAAGTCGGATATCGATATTATTCTGAACGTGTTTAAACCAACTGAGGGAGGAGGGGAGGAGAACCTAGTAAAGTTGTTCATGAATTTAAAAGCTCTATTATAGGAGGGGGTTTGTTTTTGATTCTTTCATCCCCTATAGTAGATAAGATAATAAGATCTGCAGGATTCAGTAACGATATGTATGTGTGGTTTACTAAATTTTTAGTGTTTGTTATCCTGTTCTATATTCTTAAGAATCGATTCTAATTACTGTGGGTTTCTCATACATGGCCCACACGCCTGGGAGTACGGATTACATTCCTCACCACAGTAACAGCAGCAATTTACATCTGGCCATTCGTTTGTCTCTTTTTTCTCATTTGTCTCCGTATCTTTTTCTTCTTCCTCATTACCTTCTTCTACTATCTCACTTTGGTCAGTATTTTCCGAAGATGAACTCATGTTTAGTTATAATTTAT